TTCCACCTCCCGCGCAAAACGCGCCCCGAAAAACCAATAGGTTTTATTTTTCGATATTTCCACAATATCGAATTTTTCCGCAAACATGGCTTTATCACGGCTTGACGGGGGAATTGTGGCGCGGCGCGTGTTGTTCCTGTTGGCGTATTTTAGCAACGCTTTTTTATATTCTGTTTCCGTCAATAATTCAGTACCAACGAATATTTCATAATCCCGCGATAATTTATAATTATCGTATTGCGGTTTTACCCTGTAATATCGCATAACTAAACCCCTATTCTAATACATTCATCAAGCGGAACCCTATACCCATACACCCGGAAAAAAGCCGCCCCTTTTCGGGTATACTGTATCTTGCACCGATGGAACGCTTTACCACCGCCCCATGCACCGGAAACGCAGTAAATATAATCGTCAATGCCGTATTCAATGCCCTTTATTTCAAGCCCATTCAAGCCGCTGTAATATGCAACGCTTTTCCGGCTTTCACAATACTCCCGTTTATTCATGGCGTGTTACCTCCTCAATAAATGCCGCTTGCAATTCGCGCAACCTATTTCTCGCATCATTTAATTTTGTGGAATAGCGGTACATATCGCGTATTATTTCCGCTTGCTTTTCGTACCGTTCCCGCAATTCATAGGACGGGCGAACACTCCCGAACGGGGCATAACCTGTTACAATAGCAACCCCGCCGCCCATATCGTAAATATCAGCCGCCCAACCCTCCCGGCGTTCGGTGTATGCAACCGGGCTTTCATAATTCAAAAGGTTTTGTAAACCGCAATAGGGAACACAAATAATTGTGTTGTAATTCGCCTTAATTGCCTTTTGTGTTGTCTTGAATTTCATTTTCTTTACCTCCTCAATAATTCGCGGCGCGTCTTGCGTACATTGCTTTTAGACTTTCGGCGGGGGTCATATCCGCGCCGCCGTGGGGCTTTTCCTCCACCGGGAGCGCGTCCCACCACTTTTTACCGCCGCCCGAAATGCCGAACATTTCAATAAATGCGTTGATATGGCGCATTGTGGTTGCGCTGTACCCCTCCCACATTCGGACAAATTCGCCGCTTTTATCAATCTTGCAAACGGTAGTATCATAGGATTGTAAAAGCGTTTCCCCGTCCTTTTCAATAACTTTCGCTTTCCCGTAAAAGGATTTTTTGCGGTCATAGCCGCCCGGCGTCAATTCGTAAATTCGCATTTTGTAAACCTCCTATAATCTGTTTTGTGTTGTTTGTTGTCCTGTTGTGATTATAGTATAATTCAGCTTTTCCGAATTGTCAACCCTTTTTTCAATATTTTTTATCTTTTTCGGATTATTTCAAATCCTACTTATTATATAGCGAAATTCACCCCGCGCCGCCGTCCGGCAATGGGGCATTTTGCTTTATTGCAGTAAAGTGTTAATAGGAGCGGGGCAAAATCCCTACAAATCCGTAAAAAATCCGCGCAAAAAGACCGCCCAACGGTGGCGGCAGGTGAGCCGCACTCCCGCTTGGGCGGTCTGCGTGATAGTCGATAGTCGAAAGTCGTTTGAGAGTCGAGAGTTGTTAGTCGCTCTGAGAGTCGCTGTCAGAGTCGATGAGATAACGCTGTCGAATGTCCTCTGCGTCATAGTCGGAGTCGTTCTGCTGATTGGGAGTCAGCACATATTCGGTCTTGTCTTGATAGCCGTAGTTGTTCTTGCCGAGGAAGATACCCGAAACAGGGTTAATTTTGCCACTGTTCATGTAGGTTTCCCACATATTTTCCAACATTTTATACGCCTTTTTAATAGAGTCGGCTACCTCTCGCGGCAATGCTGTCTTATATCCGGCACTTCCAGTCGATCTATCATGTGCAATAGCCGTCAATGTCTGTCTGCTCATTCCGTTCAGTGCAATAGCCATTCCTGCAACAGTCGGCTTCAAGTCAGCTTTCTCATACAACGCAAAATATTCACCCAATCTCTGAGTGACTGCATTTACATCATTCATATCAATATCCTGCATATTAAACAATGCTATATTGATACTCATAATCTTCGTATTATCTCCCGCTTCGAGCATAAGCCCGTTATCACCAATGACAGGGGAGTTTCCACCACGGGGCTTTTTCTTAATCACCTGCACATCTTTCTCCGTCTTTTTCTCTGCCATTTTCCAATGCACCTCCGTAAAGTCGTATAATCGCACGAGAGTCCTCTTTCCGAGTCGGAGAGTCCTCTTTTCTTCTTATTCTTCTTACAAGTAAGTAGTTAAAGTAGTTAAAAATCGGGTTTTGCGTGTAACTTCTTATAGTAGGGATTTTCCTATATAGAGGAAGTTACACGCAAAAGCTAAAAAACAACTACTTTTACTACTTCAACTTGACCGTTTTAATCCGATACAGACTATTTTCCAATCTGATTGAGACAAGCCCCTAAAAAGGTCGTTATCCGATTAGGATTAGTTTTTCAAAGACCTGCTCATTTTCGTCTGCAAAACGAAAAGTCGAAAAGATTATTTTTCAATCTTATTCGGATTAGTCTCCTAATGTCGTTTAGGATTATTTTTCAATCCTTTTCGGATAATCGAGCTTTTTCATTTTCGAGCAGGAAAGCCACAAGCATTTGAGACTTCATTTTCCAACTCGCAAGCCACGGGAGACGCGTCCCGTCCAGTATGTGAGAGACGATTTCGTTCGGATTTATGTCCTCAAGCATACCCGCAAGCTCATTCAGAATTTTCATTTCCATTTGCCACCATTCTTTCATAACCTGTGCAAAGATAGATATTGTGTACCGCCTTGCTCTCATTGAGACATTCAAAACAAGTTATACAGTACCCATGATTGCACTCATCATAAGACGCATTACACGCACAGTCGTAACATTTGCAGGTGGGAACAGCGAACGGGCATTTAACCGTTTTCGTGCTGTCCCTCCTTAACAGGTGCGAACACGGCGGGGTTATCCAGTATCACCATGTGAAGCACATTTGCAAGCTCGTCAACCTTTTTCTCATCGTGTTCGGCATAGCCAAGATGGTCGAGCATACCGTGAATCATTTCGTGAAGAAAGTCGGCTTCCATTTTCGCCTGTGCGTTCGGACAGATACGGATAACCAAGTCGGTATAGGAGATTTCGCCGGAGTAATTCACATTACCCAAGTCGAGCTTGTTCGTGATTTCCACGCCGTAAACCTTTGCACCGATTTTCAGCTTTTCGGGTATCGTCATTTCCTGTACCTCTTTTCTGCGGACTGAATCCGCTCGTAGATGTCCTCAAGGGACTCCGTAACCACGATATAATCCTCCTCGCCGCCAGTAAAACAGACGGTATTTCTACCCTGTACGCAGGTGACAGCGGTGACGAGGTTGAGATTTACAAGCACCTGTCCGATAGTCGGGTTTGTAAGCCAAATGAACATTATTACACCTCCTCAATTATCCACATTCAGAATGATACACGGCTTCCAGTATGGGTCATATTCGGCAACCGTTTTCTTCACGAGAGCGTCAAACTCCTCATCAGTGTAATCACCATCGGCAAGAGAGTCCGCGACAGCTTCCTCGAACTCGTCCCTATCGGTGTAGCACATACAGTCGTTGACCGTCTGAGTGCAGTCGAGAAATTCTCCCTTGTACGCCTTGATGTAACTACAACTCATATAGGGATAATCCCCGCTATTGGCTTCCTCACCCGCAAAGACGAGAAGTGGGAGGGCGGGGTTCTCGCGGATAAGCTGACGCAGTTCATCAGCAGAATGGAGTAGCCCGGTAGGGTGGCGTTCATCGTTTGTCATTCTAATCTCTCCTTATCATCTCTCGCACCCACAAGGGCGGCGAGTTCATTCATAAATTCATTTGCGCGGTCGGTGTCGATAAAAGAGCCGTACACCGTACAGGTGTTGCCTTTTTCTACACAAAGACAGGGCTTTTTCCTGTCGGGGAAGCGGTATGCACCGATTTTCACGCTACCGTCCACGGTCAATACTCTTGACATTATTTGACCTCCTTTAGCGCGGCGGCAAGGCGTAAGCAAATTCCCACATGGTATGCAACGCACCCCTCACCAATGCACGGGTAAAAACACTGTGAGACGAAATCACCCTGTCCCCTTAAAATCGCCTTATGCTCATCGGTATATACTCTGTACGGGCAGGACTTAAAGCGTCCTTTCTCGTCCAAGCAAGAAGCGTTCATTTATACTACCTCCTTGAGCTTCAAGCCCCAATAAATCATAAATCCACTGGAAGTCGATTTGCGGTCAAACCATTCGGGGTGACGCTCCATTTCAGAATTGAACTTCCGCGCGGACAGCACATACGCGCCCTCAGACTTCGCCCACAGTTTGAACGCGGTATAGAGGTCTTTCGCCTTGATGAGAGTACGCTTGTTTTTCTCACCGTAGGGATTATTTTCTTCTTCGGGGACACGCACACAGCGGTTTTCGAGGAACTGCAATACAAGGTCGTTATCCCGCTCGTATCGCTCAACAACCTCTGACAAGCTCTTAGACATTGTAAGACCGTTTTCCTTGTACTTGATGTAACCGTGCACGAGCCACATGAAAATGCCGCTCATAGCGTCAAGGGAGGTCAGTTCGTCCTTGAGGTGAGTGTCCTGCTCAGACGGAGAAAAATGCCTGTTGAACTCAATCACCTTGATACGCTGAGACGCGAACAGGGATTTGTCTGTTACCATCGGCAGGTCGTTACAGGAGAGCCACAAGGTAAATTGAGGACGGTATGTGATAGCTGTCTGATAGAGCGCACGAGCGGAGATTTCTTCACCGCCTGTAAGCTGTTTGATTTTCTCCTCGTCCAGTTTGCCGTACTCATTGCTCTCACTCATCGTGACAAACCGCTTGCCCTTGAGTCCGGCAAGGGTAGGGGACGCGGCTTCCGCGTCTTTCTGCCTGTCACCACGGCAAATCATACCGACAGGAGCGACTTTTGCATAATCCCCAAGCATATACTCAATCGTATTGAGGAGGGTACTCTTGCCGTTACGGGTCGTTTTGCCGTGGAGGATAAACATACATTCCTCATTGCTCATACCGAGCATGGAGTACCCAAGAGCGCGTTGCAGGAAGTCAGCTTTATCCTTATCACCCTGTGTAACTTCATCAATGAACTGTTCCCACCGCGTACACTTCACATCACGGCGTACCGTGTGCCGGAAACGGGTTTGCATGGTGAGAAAATCGTCCCACCGTGGTTCTCTGAAAGAATAGTCCTCCAAGGAATATGTCCCGTTGAGACAGTTGATGAGGTAGGGGTTGGAGTCGAAATCCGTAGCAGAAATGCGGAGTTCGCCTGTTGCGTCCTTGAGGATTCTATCTCTCATACGCCTATCACCCATCTTGTTCACGAATGAGGTGTACGCCTTTCGGGTATCATCGTCTGTGATTTCGCCACAGTAGAGAATCATCAAGCGCACAAAGTCCTTGATTTTCTCCGAGACAAGGATTGCACCCTCGTCACGCCGCCACGCACCCTCAAAATAGGTGTACCAACTCTTATGCTCTGTGCAGTACCGCGCTTCGCGGTTGTAGAGCATACCGAACAGGTTTGCCATACCCATTTCCGACCACTCAAAGCCGGAGGAAGTCTCATCAGCGCGTTCGGGGTGGTAGGACTTAATGATATACATTTTATCGGACAGGTCTTCGTCCATAATGCACCTGCCGTTACTCAGCTCAAAAAGCTCTCTGTCACCTGCCATTTACCTCACCTCA